TCTACCACAACAATTACTAATATTAATACCACAAATATGGTTGTTGGGGATAGAATCAGAATAGGAACTGGATATAGTGAGTTCTATAATCCAGATATTCAAGTCTTCCCAGATATTACATTTGTAACTGGTATCGGAGTTTCCACTCTGACAATTAGTAAAACAACTACTAACACTGGAATCAGAACATCCATCGTTGAAGTTGGTATTCAGAACTGTGGTATTGTTACTGGTATTGATGTAACTTATGGTGGTGGCGGATATCTGTCCCCACCAACAATCACCATCACTAATGACACAGGTGAGAAGAATTATGTTGACCAAGTTCTCGGTGTAACCACAGCGACAGCTGGTTCTATCGTTGGTGCTTCAAGTACAGTAGAGTCAGTGTACATTGTCAATGGTGGATCACAATATGTTCTCACACCAGAGGTTGTGATTGGTGGTATTGGAAATACTAATAGTGGATCTGGATCATTCATATTCAATGAGATTGTAGTTGGTTCTCAATCTGGAACTCAAGCTAGAGTTAAAAACTGGAATTCTACAATAAACAATTTGGAAATTTCTATTGTTACCGGTAACTTTGTTGTTGGTGAAAGAATTGTTGGTCAAGATTCTGGATCATCATACATGATCAGCGCAGTCAATAAAGATGACTTAGTTGATACATTTGCTGAGAACGATACATTCCAATCTGAGGGTAATAAAATCATAGACTTTAGTTCTGAGAACCCCTTTGGGATGCCTTAATCTAAATAGTAACAAATAAACACTAGACTGATGTTTGAGTATTTCTATAATGAGATCTTTAGATCCGTAATTATCGGATTTGGATCAATGTTTAATGGGATTGAAATTCAACACAAAAATGAATCTGACAATAGTGTTAGTACTCTGAGAGTCCCATTGGCATATGGACCAACTCAGAAGTTTCTTGCTAGGATTGAACAGCAAGCTAATCTGAATAAGTCAACTCAAATGTCCTTACCGAGGATGTCATTTGAGTTCACCGATCTTCAGTATGATCCTACTAGAAAATCAACTCAGACACAACAGTTTGTAGTCAAAAATACGACTGGTAGTGAAGTAAAGAAAGGATATGTTCCCGTACCATATAACATGACTATTCAGTTGTCTATCATGACAAAACTGAATGATGATATGTTGCAGATTGTTGAACAAATTCTTCCACATTTTCAACCGTCTTACAATCTTCCAATCAATTTTCTTGGTGATTTTAAAGAGAAGAGAGATATACCCATTCAACTTGAGGGTATCCAAATGGAAGATGATTATGAGGGTAATTTTGAGACCAGAAGATCTCTTGTATATACTTTAACATTTACAGCTAAAACATTCATCTTCGGACCTCTAACAGATGTTTCAAATGATATTATCAGAAAAGTTACTGTTGGTTACGTTGCTGGGTCCGCTAGTCCAGGTCTTAGAAATCCAGAAAGAGACATCTCCTACAGAGTTGCACCAAGAGCTATTCAGGATTATGATGACAGTGTCGTCACCACTACTACAGAGAACATAGATTCTACAGAGAAAGTGATTACTGTAGATGATGCATCTCAACTATCAGCAGCAACATATATTGAAATTAATAAAGAAGAGATGTATATTGAGAAAGTCAGTGGCAACAACATCACTGTCAAAAGAGGTCAAGACGGAACTGAGGTCAAAGAACACGTTCTTGGTTCTGCAATTAAGACCATCACAGCCAATGATGCTAACTTCATTGAGGTTGGTGATGACTTTGGTTTTGATGGTATGGTTTTCTGAGGTAATACATGACTGATAAGTATGAAAAACTGGATGAAACTTTCAACGTTGAATCTGTTGAGGTAGAAGTTCAAAGGGATATCACTAGTTCAAAGATTGAGAAAATAAAAACTGACTCTGAAGATATCAGAAAAGACTACGAATACACAAGAGGTAACCTTTATTCCATCATTGAAAAGGGGCAAGAGGCTATTAATGGTATTCTTGAGTTGGCACAGGAGAGTGAGATGCCTAGAGCATATGAAGTTGCTGGTCAATTGATCAAGAACGTAGCTGATGCTACTGATAAACTTCTCACATTGCAACAGAAACTGAAAGATGTGGAGGATGAAAAAGATCTTAAGGGTCCAACCACTGTCAATAATGCACTTTTTGTTGGTTCAACAGCTGAACTTCAGAAGTTATTGAAGAGAAATACTAATGATAAATAGTAAGAACGGGAGAGAAATCCCAAAGTATTCTTACTAATAACTGACATGTCGCGTGATAATAATAATTTACCTTCGTATAGGGATTTCATAGAAAATCCTGAGGATTTGCCGTCAGTAGAAGAATTTAAAGAAGAAAATCTGCCCTCAGTCGAAGATTTTCTTGAAAAAACTGTAGAAGAAGAGACACAGACCATCGAAAATTCCGATGGAGAATCATTTTTAGAAGTAACTGACGTTGTTCAGGTTCCAGAATGGTCGGAATTGGTCCGTTTAGTCAATGATGTAAGAAAAGATATTCCAGAAATACCTGAAATTAAGTATTATGATGAGCAATTAGCGGAAATTAGTGCTCAAATTGAACAAATTCAATCAAATTATGCAAAGACAGATAAAATTGATGTCCTAAGTGTTCAAAGTGAAGAATTTGAGGGTAAATTATTTGAAATTGAGTCAAAAATTCCTACGGTCAAGTACTATGACCATGACATTAACTCAATTTATGATAAAATTATCGACATTAAGGAAGAAATAAAAAGTCTTCCAGAAGTAAAATACTATGAAGAGGATCTCGAATCTCTCAAATCAAGAATTGAACAGGTAAATGAGGCTATTCCAACCTTCCCTGACTGGATTCAGGAAGTTCAGGAAGTCCCAGATTTCTCTTGGATTGGTAAAACTTTTAGTCTCATCGATGATGACTTCTGCAAGGTACAAGGGCACATCGATATAATCAAAGAGAAGATTAATCGTGAGGTTAATGAACTAAATGAGTCTCTTGAGGTTAAAGAATTTGAATTTAAAGTTGATGTAAAAAACCTTGGGGATAATCTTGATCAAACAAACGATAGAATCACAGAAACTAAGGACAAAATCTATAAAGAGATAAAAGAAGCTTCTATTAGAATCTGGGAACTTCGTAATACATTTAAGGATGATGATAAAAAGTTAAGAAAATCTGTTCTTAGTGAACAGAATAAACTCAAACAATCCCTTGAAGGGCAGATTGAGAAGATCAACGAACAGAGTGTGAAGGCAGATGAGTCTATTCTCAAGTTCTTTACTGATCTGAAGGGGACTGTTGATGCACTTCCTGAAGTAAAATACTACGATGAGGATGTCTCAAGAATTGATAGTGATATTCTTTCTCTTAGAGAAGAACTGAAAGAGTTATCTAAAATTGCTTCTTTAATCAAGACTGAACAAACTGAACTAAAAGAAAACTATCTTCTCAACGAACCTCCAGAAGAAAAAGAAAGAGCCGGTGGTCAGATTGACCCACTGACACCTATTAATCAGAACTTTGCGACACTGGATGATCTGTCTACCCATTACAGGTTGTTCTTATCTAGAATCACCACTCAACTCTCCACTATGGGTGGTGGTGGAGCAGGATTTATAAAAGATCTTGATGATGTTTCGTTTGATGCATCAACAGGAGATAATAAACTACTGATTTATGATCAGGCTAACTCCAAGTGGGTTGGTATTGCTAGTACTGCCTTTGGTGGTGCGGGAATAGCTCAAACGAGTTTCATTAGTGGTATTGCTATCACAATGACAACTGGTAACTTCACAAATGTGAATGTTGCTGGAACTATCACATATGATGATGTAAAGCATGTTGATTCTCTCGGACTTTCAACATTCAGAAGTGGTCTTGAAGTCAATGCAGGAACAGCGGCCACTGCCCTTCTGGTGAGAGGTGACGCAAGAATTACTGGAATCCTTACTATTGGTACAGCATCAGTCACCATCGATGGTGAAAATGAAACAATTGGTGTTGGTATTGTTACCATCTCCAATTCTACTATTGAGATTGGTCCAAATGTTACCATTAACTCTGGTGCAACTGGTATCAACTCAGCACCCAATGTATTCTATGTTGCTAAAGATGG